TGAAACTGTAATTGCAATTCGTCAAAAAACTCTCTTTGCAAATCTTCAACTAAATGAGGGCATCTACGCAATCTGCGGATTTCATCGCCATCATCGGTATAGTTATTAGGGTCTAGCTCATAAATCTTGCCGTTTTGCCAATCACCTACCAAAACCATGCCTTGAAACAAAGCTAGACAGTTGCCACGATGACGATGGTAAATGTTATTAGAATCAACCCAAAGCCATTTATGCCACATACCGCTAGTATTGTCATAAGCCCAAGTTAAATCTAATGTAGGGAACGATACAACATAAACCTCATGGCCTTCTAACTGATAAGTCCAAGCTACTGCATCGCCTACATATTGATTAACCAAAGTATTTTCTACGGCATGAGTAGAGATACGAGTAGGGGTATACCCTTGCATCATCATAATTTGGGCTTGACCACGAATATTACGGCTAACATATGCAAAAGAATTGCCAACACGAGCTACTGAGAATTTAGCTACGATGCCATGCTGTGTAGAAGTGCCAGGAATACGTTGGAAAGGAAACGGAAAAGCTCCTACGTCTGTCCATACTTCGCTTGAGTTTTCACCTAATAAATAGATTTCACGATGGTCAACAATCAAGGACACAAGGTTATCTGGTGAGCCATCTTTAGAAGCAAAGCTCAAAGGCTGTGTAATAGGGCTTAGGGCATCAGAAGCAGCAAATAATTGTGTATTTGGGTCGTTATAAACAAAATAATTATCTACAGTATCTACGACATCAGCACCGGTAAAAGCACCATCTGTATTAGGAATAACAGTAAAGTTTAGGGCATACATCTGCTCAGAGCTAATGGTATATGCCTTGTTAATATAGTATTGAGAGCCAGCAGTCACAATTTGGGTAATGATTGTGCCATCGGCTATTCCTGCGCCTACAATCGTTTGACCTAAATATAGCGTTACAGAAGGGCTTACTGTTAATTGATGGTAAGTAATACCGCTTACCACTACATCAGCGATTGCGCCTTGAAATGGAATAGTTGCAGAAGCATACATCTGCACAGAAGCCACAGTTTGGCTTTTATTTAATGTCCAAGTAGTGCCTGAACCTGACAAAATAACAGTTTCATTACTTAAACCAATACCATATAAGGCTTGACCAATAGCCAAAGTACCTGAATAAGTACGGCTTACAGTTAATGTAGTTCCTGAAATTGATGCTTGAATGGTCGCTGATGGAGGATTATTAATGCGCCAAGTATAGCGATAAGCACCATCAACAATATAGACGTTTACTCCGTTATCGGTAATGCCTACTCGACCAGAAGAAGTATTTAATTGACCAACAATGACAGGATTTAGATTGGATGATAAAACATAAACATAAGGGCCACAAACCGCCACCATTTGATTGCCACCGCTAACAGTACGCATTCCACGTACTTCTTGGGTATTAGGCAAAACAACTTGAGTAGTAAGTCCTGGGGTTGGATAAAGCGCAACAATACCCCTTTGACCTGGCAACTTTAAAGGGTCAATCTCAGGTCGAAAATTAATGCACTCTTGTCCGTCTTGGTAGATACTTGGTGCTTCATAAGAAGGCCCTACAAATCCAAAGTCTGCCATTTTTAACCTTATCTAAAGAAACCGCCTGAGAGTATCCAACCTGCATCTTTTGCCCTACCTACCAACATCGAATCAGGATAACCTGCAGCAGCTATTGGCATCATATTGTTGCGTTTAATTGTAGATTTAGCTTGTGCAGCATAGGCTGAAATCATGCTAATTTGCGTTTGTGAAGCTTTGCCATACATAGGCATTAGCCGTTCAGCTAAGTTCCATCTAAGAGCCATTGAATAGCCTTGTGGAAGCACTATGTTGTCATTAAGGCTTGTGTAGTTACTAAAAATAGTAGATGAGAACATATGCATCTCACCTTGGCTAGGGTTAGGCCATACAAATAGATTGCCTGAAATAGCATTAGGATTGTAATAAAGGGCTTTAGGCCAAGGGCCATTTAAAGTTTTTAATCCAATTTGGTTGTAGTTTTCTAGTGCTAAAACCGCTACTTGGTAATCTAGACCACCATTAGGCACAACTTGACCATTAGACTGAGTGTTTACCCTTACATACGCTTGGTCAATAAACAAAGGCTTTTGGTAGTAAGCAGTTAAGCTTTCAGAGCTAATAGCGTTGGTGTAATTAATATTAAGTTGATAAGTTCCAGTTTCATTAACTTGACCGCCAGCACCAGTTAAAAACTGAACAATTTGAGTGCCTGGAAGGATGCCTGTACCGCTAAGTGTTTGCCCTTGGGCAATAGCACCGCTAGTCAAGCTAGTAACAGTCAAAATATTGCCTGAAATGGAGCCTGTAAATACTGCGCCAATGAAGTTAGCAGTAGAAGGATTAGGGCCAATCGTATATTGAACTTGTCCTGGAATCAAAGGAAAAATGATTTCAGTAGTGTTATATACCATCATGTCCTCGTTAGACCATTGGTCTATGAGGTCATTAAGCATATCAAAGGCATCGGCAGCAGCTTCTGGTGTTGGAGTTTCACCAGCTTCTAATGCGCCAATGTCTTTTAAAGCACGAGAAATAATATCAATTGGCTGAGTCATTTTATTGTCCTGGTGTAAATACTTGAGGTTGCCAAGGAGGAATTACTGTATCTTCTAATGCTTCTAGTTGCTCTTGTAGTCTAGCAGTTATATGGCATTGACCATCTTTTATAGCTTCGCCTTTAATCCAACCAGCTACCATTTCTTCGGTAACTTGCTCAAAAGGCACTTTAGCAGTAGGGCAGTCAAAATACCAATTACCCTCAGTTTCTACTGATTTATCATCTTGATTAGCTGTGACGTGATAACGAGCATGGGTTATCACACCATCTTTAGCAGAAACTTCTAAGATTGTCCAAGTAAACATTATTTAGCAATTGCTTGTGTAAATGGTGTCAAATCATTGCTACCATAATACTCAGCACCTTTAGCCAATTGAATCTGTAAATGTTCTTTATTACGAGCAATACAATCTGCCCAGTCTTGGTCTGTTCCTTGCCAATCGGTTGGTTTTCCTGCGTTAATAAGATTAACAGAATCCATAGCTGCTTTATAGTCTTGTGCTACTTGTTGTTCGTGAGTTAATTCCATTATTTAGCTCCTAATTGTGCTTCTAAGGCGGTTACTTTTGCGTTGAGTTCTTGAACGGCTTTTACCAACACTGGCAACATATCGCCCATATTTAAAGTTTTATATGGTGTTCCATTTTCTGATTTATTTAAACCATCTGCAACCAATTCAGGAATTACTGATTCAACATCTTGTGCAATAAAACCTAATTTTCCTGTTTCACCATTTACTAAATCATTTTTAATAAAATCAAAAGTAACTGGTTTTAATTGATTAACTGTATCTAAGCCATATTTGATGGTTTTAATATTTGTTTTTAATTTTTGGTCAGAAATAGCAGTAATAGAAGTTGAAACAGCATGAATTGTTCCGCCTCCATCTGCATAAAATATTAATGAACCGCTAGAATTGTATCCAACAAAAGGTGCATATCCGTTATTTGTTACTTTAACTTCCAAACCATTGTTAGATGAGCCAGCAATTACACCAACTTGACCACTTGAAATTGGGCTAGTGGCATTAACTAAATATTGTCCGCTTCCGTTAAAAATACCCCTAGGATTACCATCACCATCAGATAACACAATGTAGTTACTTGATGTACGGATGTCTAGACCGCCTTGGTTGCCGTTGTACATACCAAGAACAGTATTTTTACGACCTGATGTTACATAGTAACCTGACTGTCTGCCGACAAAAGTATTTTGGTCTGAAGTTGTAGAATAGCCAGCAGAATCACCAATAAATGTGTTTTGACCGCCATTACCACCGCCAGTAGTATTACTATACCCAGCTTGATAACCTACGGCTGTATTATTAGATGCGGTGGTGTTTGCTGTAAGTGCCTGAACTCCATATGCAGTATTAGAACCACCAGTTGTATTGGCTGTTAAAGCATTTACGCCACTAGCAGTATTTAAACCGCCAGTAGTATTTGCCGCCATAGCACCATAACCAAAGGCAGAGTTATTTCCGCCTGAAGTATTTACAGCCATAGCATTAGTACCAAAAGCAGCATTAAAACCACCAGATGAAGAACCACTTGCTAAAGCACCGCTACCAACTGTTGTGTTACTAGCAATAGCACCAGCACCCTTACCAACAGTAAGACCTGATATAGAAGCATCATTAGCCAAAGTTAAGCTAGTGCCGTTAAAGGTCATGTTGGCAGATGCTGTTTCAAGTCCACCTGTGGTCGTATAAATTACCCTGCCGGATGTCAAACTAGCGTTTGTAATAGAGGTAGATGCGCTTAAAGTAGTAAAAGCACCTGTATTTGGTGTTCCTGAGCCAATAGTGCCTGGTGCTGTATATACGTTTGATGCAAGCATAGTATTGGTAACTGTGCCTGTATCGCCTGTGGTTACAAAAGTGCCATTTATGGCAGGTACGTTAATAGAAAAGTTAGTAGCAGGATTAGGGCCAACTAGGGCTACCTGACCGCCTGCTGTTGCTTGAAAGACTAATTGACCCATGATTTTTCCTTATGGTGCTATATAAATTGTTGAGCCTGTACTTAAAGCTCCTGTTGATGGATTGTATTTTAGCGTAGATGATGCTGTTTTCAAAGGCTGATTGCTACCTGTTGCAGCTACAAAAGTAGGGTAATAGTTAGCATTGGTGCTGGCATCAGCTACTGCTACGTTTGTTGCGTTTGTGGCTGTTGTAGCCGTTGTTGCAGTTGCAGCATTTCCACCAATAGAAAGACCAGCAGCAGTACCAGTAATATTAGTTCCTACTAAAGCTGATGGTGTTCCTAAAGCTGGTGTTACCAAGGTTGGGCTAGTGGCTAAAACTACGTTTCCAGAACCTGTAGAGCTAGTTAATGTTGGAGCTGCTGCTGTTACTCCATTACCAGTAGATGTAACAAATTGCGGAGTTGTTGTGGTATTTCCAGCTAAAAATGCAGTTACATTGATTGCAGACTGATAAGGTAAAGAACCTGTTGCGCCACCAGCTAAGTTAGTTGATGTTGAAGCTACAACAGTTGACCATGAAAATCCTGTGCCGTTGTATTGCAAATAAGTAGTGGCTATTGTTGGAGCAGTAATAAAAGATGTTGCTCCAGCAGCCGTTTGATAAGGTATTTGTAAATTTGTGCCACCAGCAATGTTAGTAGCTGTAGTTGCACTTGTAGCCGTAGCTGCATTACCGCCAATAGACAAACTTGAAGCAGTTCCTGTTAATCCTGTACCTGCGCCAGTAAAGCTAATGGCACTTAAAACACCTGTAGATGGTACAAAACTAAGCTTTGTAGAGCTAGTTGTAGCAGGATTATTGCCTGTAGTGGCTACGGATAAAACAGGATAATAAGTAGAAACAGAGCTTGTATTGTCCGTAATAGCAATATTTGTAGCGTTAGTTGCTGTCGTAGCAGTAGTAGCAGAGCTTGCCGAACCGCTAATATTTACTGCCAAAGAAGTAATTGAACCACTTGCAGCGTTTAATGGAATTGGGGTAGTGCCGATATAAAGTGAAGAATTACCCAAAACTCCACTAGGAATTGTTCCAGTCAAATTTCCTGCAGTAAGGCTAGTTAAACTTGCACCTGAACCCACAAAGCTTGTTGACGTAAAAGCCCCTGTGGAAGGGTTGTATTGAAGCTTTGTAGAACTTGTGTATTCCGTTGTAAGACTTCCACTTGTTTGATTGGCAAACAAAGGATAACGAGTGCCATTGGTAGTGGTGTCATCGGTTACTGTTGCATTAGAAACAGGTGTTGTCCAAGTAGGAGTTCCTGTACCTGCTGAAGTTAAAACTTGACCTGTTGTGCCTGCTGCGCTAATTGCTAAAGCAGATGCCCCTGAATAAACAACTCCACCAGCTACGGCAGTTAAATTAGCATTCGTACCACCATTAGCAAGAGCTACTTGACCTACGATATTGCCAGCTTGAACCGATAAAATGCTTTTATTAACGTAAATTGCGCCATTGCTTGAATTAACATAAGCCACAGTACCAAGTTTGATTGCATAACCTGTTGGCGGAAGTGTGTTTTGGTAAAAACCAGCAGAATAAGGAGATAAATACAGCGTATCTCCTACTGTATAGCTTCCTGTATTAACACCTTGAACCAATCCAATAGTGGTTACATAACCAGCCGTTCCTGTAGGAATAGCTTGATTAGCAAGTCCAATGACGTTACCTGTGGTTAAGCTATTAGCAATCGCTAAAGCTACGTTTGGATAAGTAAATCCGCTACTGGTAGAGGTTACATAAACAGGTTGACCTACGTTAATAGTAGAACCTGTATTGTTATATACCTTTAATTGGATTTCTTCACCAATATGCAAGGTATTGTTGGTTACATCGTTGTAATATGCTAATGAATTTACTGTGCTGTCATACCATAAGCGACCTGCTGTATAGCTAGGGGCAGAAGAAGCAGTATAAGTTTCATAGCTAGAAATAGTAGGAGTAGCCATCGTTACGCTAGTTAGCGTAGAAGCTGTTGCTCCTAATGCAATATTGGTTGTGCCAATAGTCAGGCTTGAATTAATTAAAGCACTATTGGGAATAGAGCTAAAGTTAGTTCCGGTAAGCGTAGGAGTGGTTGTATAAGACAAACCGCCACTACTTTGCAATACCCCTGTTCCTGCTGCTAGAAAAGTGGTTGTGCTTGCAGAAGATTGGTAAGGAATGCTATTAGTTGCACCACCAGCAATATTTGTAGCCGTTGTAGCAGTCGTAGCAGAACCTGCGCTACCACCAATAGATAATCCGCTTGCTGTGCCTGTTAAGCCTGTGCCAGGGCCACTAAATTGGCTAGAAGCTGTAATCGTAGTACCGCCAACTGTAGAACCGCTAATTGGTGTTCCTGTAATGCTACCGCCTGTGATGGCTACGTTACTTGCATTTTGGGTAGACATTGTGCCAAGACCGCTAACTTGCGTATTGCTGATTGCAATCGAGGTGTTGGTAACGCTAGTAACTTGTCCGCTTGCGTTGGTTGTTAATACTGGAACGCTACTTGCAGAACCATAAGTTCCTGCAGTCCCTACAGGAGTAATACTAAAAGTATTGGATGCTAGGGTTAACCCTGTGCCAGCATAATAAGTATTTGTGCCTGAGAACTGAACCCAAGGCATAGCGGTCACGTTTATTGTGCCTGTTTGTGTTGCAGTGCAAACCCAACCTGTATCAGCTTGTCCACCATTTAAAATGACTGTGTAAGCACCTGGCACTTCTGACCATACATCCATATCAACGGCACGAGTCCATGTCGATGCTGATGCAATATATATGCCGTTAAATTGGCTAGAACCTTGATTCTTGACGAGAACTCTATCACCAGCTAGGGTAGTGTACCCATCAATCGTTTGCAGCCCTGAAAGCGTTATATTGGTAGTTGTTGCAACTGCACAAGCAGCTTTAGGGCCAAGTCCTTGAGCTACAGTATCAACATAAAACTTATTAGCTATGTCTGTAGCATTTGTAGGAGTTGTAGAAATCTGTCCTGTTGTTGCTGAAACATTGGTAAAAATACCAGTAGAAGGGCTTGTGCTACCAATAGGGCTACTATCCAATGTAGAATTGGTAATGGTTAACCCTGATTGAATAGGGCTAATTGTTGCCAAAAAAGGCTGACCTTGACCTATGAAAGTTTGAAAATTTCCATAGACATCAAAATAAGCCTGAACAGGTAGTAGATTTTGGTCTACTGTTTTGGCTGGATTAGCCATAGCTATCCTTTAATTAACCAACTAGCCAGTTTGTACCATTAGAAACAACAGGAACAGCATTAGAACCACCACCGGCAGCAGTTGCTAAAAAAGTAGTTGTTGTGGAATCTGTAATAAATCCTCTTGCTCCAGCTCCTGCGGTTGCAGCAGATACCAATCCACTATAAGTGGTTGCTGGAGTTTTAATATTTCCCCAAGTTGCTGAAGCACTTGTTCCATTGGATATTAAAACTTGTCCTGCTGTTCCATAATTTTGAGTTGAACCGTTTCCACCATTAAAATTTACTCCTAAACCAATAGCGCCATATTGATTTACTGCAAAAATAGTATTGCCTATGTCATATGCAGTATTTGTGTTAGACATACAAAAAGTTATATAACTACCATCCATATTCAAACGATAGTTATAAACCCCAAAATCTGGGTCTGAATTGTCATAAAATGCTATTGCACCACCACTTGCGCCTGACATTCTAAATTGCGGAACATTTGCAAATCCAATAGCACTTACAGATTCAAAAATAGGAGCATTTAATTTACTTGTGCTTGGATTAAATGTTAAGTTTGGAGAATCAACATCAAAAGTTGAAACAGTTCCACTATTAGCATTAGTTAATACTAAGTTGTAATTAACGTTACCAGAAGTATCATTAGCAATATTAACGCTACCTGTCAGACCACCAGCAA